ACAAATAATAAAAGAACGGATTACAATTACTGAAATGGCGGAGCGGTGCGGGTATGCGGTTCAGCGGAATGGCTTTGTGCTTTCACCGTATCACCAAGAGCGCACTGCAAGCTGCAAACTGTATTCTGATAATAATTCTTTCTTTGATTTTAGCTCTAACCAGGGCGGCAGTGTAATTGATTTCTGGATGGCTTTATACAATGTGGAGTTTAAGCAGGCGATAAAAGAGATTGCGGAAGTGTTTGGGTTGATAAGTCCGACGTCCGACGTCCGACGTCCGGGGCAAGTGCCGGCTAAACCGGTCCGGCCCAAGGAAGAAAATATTTTTGAGTGTATGAACATAATCGAGCGTGAAGTTTATGAAGAGCATGCTGCAATTGCAGATGAAAAGCAGGCGTTTAAGGAGGTAAGGCTTTTGCGTCTGGAGCAGAACAAAGAAATTTTTAAGGATCTGTATCAATACTGCATCGGTAGGGGTTTTACACAAGAGTGTTGTGATTATCTTCTAAGCGAGAGGCATTTAACGCCAAAGACAATAAGCAATTTTAAGATATTCCAAATAAGGAATTATTATGAAGTTCAGAACCATTTGAAGAAAAATTTTAGTATGCGATGCCTCCAAAGTGCCGGGCTCTTTAACCGAAAAGAGGGTGAGGGCGAAGAGTCCGGTAACTTAATATTCTTTAAGCACACACTCATCATTCCATATATTTTTAATGATGAAATTGTTTATCTACGCGGGCGTTACTTTGCCGAAGGATCTGCAGCAGCTCCGGACGGGGCCAGCAAATACCTCGGCTTGCGTAACGATGCGCTTAACGTGAACACTCTAAAAAGATTTTTTAACCGCGATGTAATGCGCACGATGTTGAGTGGTGAAAGGCTTTATATTGTTGAAGGTGAGTTCGATGCAATGGTGATGACTGATCACGGTTATAACGCAATTGGTATTCCGGGCATAGGTAATTCGCCGTCTGCAGAAAAGTTTCATCTGCTAAAGAGTTTTAAGGTGATTGCTGTGCCTGATAGCGATGAAGCTGGCAGTAAGCTTGCTGCTCACTTACAGAAAATTTTTAACGAACGCGGGATGGAGTTGTTTGTAAAGAAGATTCCTGCGAAGGATGTAACGGAGTTGGCGGGAGTTCGTGTATGAATAGAACAATATTAGAGTTTCAAAAAGAAATTTATTCGATTGCAATAGAAAAGGGATTTTATGAAGAGCGGAGAAATATACCAACCAAGCTGATGCTTATTGTCTCTGAAATATCTGAAGCAATGGAAGCTGACCGATCTGGTAAAAGGATGGTGAAATCTATTGATGTTGTAAACGGATGGCATTTTGTTAACGACTTTATTCCTTATTTCGAAAACCATTGTAAAGATACTTTCGAAGATGAATTAGCTGATGCGGTGATAAGGATTCTTGATTTAGCTGAATACGAAGGAATAAACTTAGAGGCTCATATTATCGCTAAAATTAGATATAACAAAACCAGAGATATTAAACACGGCGGCAAGAAATATTAATTATGAAATTGTCTGAAGCAAAAGTAATTGCAGATAAGTATGAGGAGGGGGATCTCTTTAAGCTAATTGGGATAGAGTTTGTTCATCCGACAAAAGGAAATTTGTAATGAGTAAAAAAAAACTCCGTGAAGAGTTGGATAAAATACCTGAGAAGAAGATTAAGCCTGAAAAGGAAGAGAAGCGCAGTAAGAAAAATAATCTTATCAAGATAATGAATTACCTTAACGAAAATTACGATTTCAGATACAACTTGTTTGCAGCTAAACCGGAATATCGCTCAAAAGTTAGTGGCAATGGCTTTGTATTCTTTAATGAAAGAGATTTTGATAATCTTTATAATGAAGTAGAGCTGGGGCTTGGCGTAACAATACCTGACGGCAGAGTAAAGTCATTGATCGGAAGCGACAAGGTAAGTCCGGATTATGATCCTATCCGGGAGTTTCTTTTCAAGCTGCCTGTGTGGGATGAAGTGGATCGCTTTCCTTTGTTCCTGCAGCAAGTTCAGTTAAAGGATGATAAGCGTTACCGCCCAGGCTTGATAAAGTATTTTACGATGTGGTTTGTTGCAATGGTGGCTTCGCTTGTGGATGACTATGCAATAAATGAGATGGCAATTGTATTCACCGGCAAGCAGGGCAGGGGTAAGACGAGATTCTTTACTTCTCTGGTCCCGAAAGAACTCCGGCTGATGTATATGTATAATGGAAGTTTTAATCCGCACGATAAAGATCATCTTGAAATGATTGGAACAAAGATATTGATTAACCTGGATGAGATGTCAACCTTAACCAGGACGGATGTTGAAACACTTAAGTCAACAATGAGTTATCGCTATATTGTGTTGAGGCGGGCTTTTGGTCGCGGTAATATTCATTTATTTAGAAGAGCAAGTTTTTGCGGTAGTCATAATGATGATAAGTTTCTTACTGATCAGACAGGCAACAGAAGATGGCTGCCGTTTGCCATTCACGATATCACTATTGATGAGGACTTTGATATCAAGCTGCTTTATGCACAGGCTCTTGCATTATGGAAGAGTGGCTACAGGATATGGATGAATAAGGAAGAGATAGATGACTTCGAAGAATACAATGAGCAGTTCCGTTTTGTCCCGATGGAAGAGGAGCTGCTGCTTGCGTGCTATCGTAAGCCGGATAAGGAAGAGCTGGCTACCGGAATGGGAGTTGAGTATCTATCAACCAGTGAGATCATTCACGCTATTGCCAGCAAGGAAGAGTATCGTAAGATGAATGTGAATGACACTTCATTAAAGAGAATGGGCAAAGCGTTAAAAGCCCTTGGGTTTGTTAAGACGGTCAAACGTTATCACGATGTTGCTTATCCTAAGTCGGTCTGGTGTATAAAGAAGGTGACTTTGAGTGAGTTGGATAAACTCAATAATGCGAATACAGATGAATATCTAATATAGATGTAGTTAGTAGTCAGTTGTAGTCAGATCGCTTTTGCTGAACTAACTACAAGGTAAGTTTATAAATTAAAAAGAGTTGGAGAAGTGTAGTCAGTGTAGTTAGTTGTTTTCTTAGTGGGCATATATTTACTAATTATACCCTATATAATATAACTAACTACACTAACTACTAACTACAAATGAGTAATATGATTCATAAACAAAGGAAATATGTAGTCAGTTCGGATTTAAGAACTAACTACATCTAACTACAAGTGAGTATAAAGAATTTGATTATAAACACTGAGGTATGAATAGGAAATGGCATCTATTAGCAAAAACATATACCGAGAGCTCAAGCGAGCGATGAATGAAACCAAGAATGATTTGATTAAAGCAGAGGTGGCTGCATTAAATAGAGCTGGCAAGACAGCACTGAGCAGAACAACTAGGTTTGTGAGGGAGAAATATAATATCAAACTGAAAGACATTAAACCATATACTACTTTTAGCAAGGCTACAAAGAATAGAAGATCAGTGCAGATAAGGATAAGCGAGAAGGGTATTCCTCTTGAGTATTATGGTGCCAGGGTTAAGGGTAGAACAAAGAAGAAGCGAGGGAATGTGGTATATAAAGAACAAAGGGGGAAAGAAGTTAAACTCAAGAAAGCATTTATTGCGAGGGCAAATAAACCGGGGCAACTTAATACTGTGTTTATGAGGACGGGGAAAGAACGATTGCCAATTAAAGAGTTGTTCGGTAAGAGTGCATTCCAATTATTCAAGAGTCAGAAAGCATCAGATGAAATGGAAAGAATCTTTTATGAAAGATTTAAGATAGAGATGGATTATGCAGTAAGAGCAATGCAGAGTGGAGTGTTCAGAGAATCAAATCATTAATTAAATATCATGGGTCCTTCCAGCAAGACTCCGTACGGGTCTCGCTGACTCGCAAAATTTGTTTTGTTGTTGGGTTAAAATAGAGGTATTTCGTTTCGTATGGAGATTAGAAATAAATAATTAAAACTGAGCTGGTAAACTGAAAAATACTTTTGTAAATGTTGAAACTCTTGCGCAACGCTTTAGAAGAGATGAACGAACTATCCAGTTGTGGGTAAGAGATGGAATGCCGCGTGAGAAGCGTGGCGTTTACGATTTATTAAAATGTTTTCAGTGGCGGCTTGATAAGCTTGAGGCTGAGAATGAAATTCTTAAAACAAGCGGTGATGTATCCCGTTACAAGGTGCAGACGGAGGGTGATAAAATTAAAAATAAATTGATGATGACAAAATTAAAATATGAACTGAACCAGTATGTGCGGAAGCGGGATATTCTTGATGCCTGGGGTAACCAGAATAACATTATTGGCAGTAAAACCGAGATGCTTAAAGAGGATTTGAAGCGTGATGTCATACACCATATACCAAAAGAGTTGAGGAAAAAGGTTACCGGCATTATTGAAAAGCTTGTTAACTCATACAAATTATATATCTCAAAGCTTGAGCTTGAGAAATATATTATTGATGAAGAAAAAATAATTGAAGATGCTGATGAGATTACAAGCGAAGGATAACGGATGGAAACTAACCGGCTGCCCGGAATAGAAATTAAACTTTTATGGATAAAGAAATTGAAATAAATAATATCAACCGAAACTGTAAAAGCAGTCCGGTTGAGTTTTTTGTTAGCTTTTGAGGAGCGACTTTTGATACTACTCAGAAAAGCTTATGAGTGGTGGGGAGAGGCATTGGGAGACGGGAGAAAGCCATTGCCATCAAACATAGCTTACGTAGATATTCAGGATGGTCAGTTTATTGGATGCGAACCGGAACGTAAATTAGTTACTTGGGATGAAGTGCTACAAGAAAGAAGAGAACGCCAAATAATTGAATTAGAGCATAAAAGATTTTCTGATAAAATAGAAATTAAACCTTGCTTCATTTGGGTATTTGACAACGGATCAATTTTCCCTTGCGGCGGTTGGTGGTGTTATATTTTAGCACATAAAAATGATTGGGCATTGAACTTCAGAAATGAGAGAAAGGATTTGCAGTTAAAAGTTATGCAAATGTTTCCGTGCGGAGTTTTCCCTCTTTTGGAAAACTTTGAAAATTGGATGATAACGTTTCAAAAAAATTACCCGGTAAAGAGAAAACGAAAGCGAGAAGGTATGGTGAAGGCTTGGGCAAAAATTTGTAATGGCAGATTATTAAACATAATGAAAAATGCAAGCGACGAAAAAACCTAACAAAAAGCTGATCCGCTATCGGCGGATCGAGCGGTAGTTATCCTGAGCGTAATTAAATTATGATACAACAAACTAACATATCATCCCTGGATAGGCTGGAGCAATTCTATCTTCTTAAAAATTTTAAGGAGGTAAAATTAAAATGCCAGACGTTCTTAAGACCACGGTTGAGACCTGATATCATCAACTGGCTGGAGGAAAACCTGATATTGCCTGACAGCTTTCCGATTCCGGGACCGTTCAGGATAAGGAATTCGCCTCACCTGGAGGAGCCTTTACGCAAAGCCCTTGACCCGGAAGTAAGAAGTCTTGCGCTTATGGGTGGAAATCAAATGGGTAAAACACTTTTATTCATCTGTGTTTGGGCTTATGATGTTGTTAACGATCCCTGCCCCTATCTTTACGCAAATGCTACTGACGACGGAGTAAAAAAATATGCTCTGCAAAAATTAGAACCGATAATAAATTGTAATCCTATACTAAACACTGTGATTGCTAAAAAAAGAAGGGGGAACACGGACGAGTCTTCTACCAGATGGAAAATTTACCCAGGCGGATGGAAAGAAATGATCTCCCTTGCTTCCCCTGGCAAAACAAGGTTTCGTTCTGCACGCAAAACAGTTGATGATGATATGGATGAAATAAAAATAACGTTGGGAAGTGAAGGGAATGCTCATTCAAATCTTAAAGGAAGGGTAACTGCTTACAAATATAATTACCAGCACTATTTTGGCAGCACTCCACGCAGAGATGGATCTTCTTATATTCAGTTAGAATTTAAAGAAGGAAGCCAGGCAAACTGGTATGTCGTTTGCCCCGGTTGTAAAAAAGAATTGGTGCTGGATGAAGATCGAATCGTTTGGGATAAAGAACCGATTGATTTATTAAAAACAGAATTCCATAATGATTTTAAGACTGCAAGAATTAAATGTGATAAATGTGAATATCAAATATCTGAAGCAGAAAGAATGGAGATGCTTCTTAAGGGAAGGTGGATACATAAATATCCGAGCAGGACTGATCATCTTTCATATCAATTAGGTAAAGCATCAAGCACTATTGCTTCTCTTTCGTTTATTGCTGAACAAAAATATCTTGCAGAAAAAGCATTTGAGAATGGTGATGATTCCCTTTATGAAAGTTATATGAATAATGAAAAGGGCCTTCCTTACAAAAAAATTGTTATAAAAGAAATAGATGCAAGAAAATTAATTGACCGCAGGGAGGATTACATAGATCCCGAAAAGAAAAATATTATTCCTAATGGTGTTTTGATTTTAACTGCATTTGTTGATGCACAGGCGGGCAGCCAGACAAAGCCTGCGCGTTATGAGGGTGAGGTTTGGGGCTGGGGTGTTGGGGAAGAGTGCTGGATGGTTGACAGGTTTAAGATTGAAGGGAATCCGGAGGACCGCAATGTGCGGGATAAACTTAAAAACTTTTTAAATTCGCTCGAATATGTTCGTAAAGATGGATTGAAAAGAACAATAAGAAGAATAGGGGTTGACGCCGGCTGGGCATCACAAAGTATTTATGAATTGGTTGAGCGTGGATGGGATAAGTGGTGCGCAACCAAGGGTTCTAATAATATAAGAGCATCTTTGCTCCCAAGAAAAATTAGTTTGGTAAATAATGATAAAAGCGTTTTGATTAATGTTGGGACACAAGCTGCAAAGCACACTTTATTTTTAAGATTACAGGAAATAGACGAAACAGAAATTAATATAAAACCAAATTTAACAGACAAAGAAACAGAAGAAAAAAAAGAATTTATCGCAAAAATCCACCATACAAAACTTTTTTGTGATTTAGATTATTTTGAACAATTGACTGCAGAGCACGCGGTCCCGATAATCAGGCAAAACGAAACACATTATGTATTTCAAAAAAAGAAATCTGGACTTGCAAACGAAGCGATTGATATCTGGTGCGGTGCTTATGCTATGATGAAGTCGCTGAATGTTAACTGGCGCAAGTATAAAGCCTCTGTTGATGCAAAGGTCGGTGCGCTGAGTAATCAGGAGGAAACTACTGCTGACACTTCGATGACGAACTTAGTGATGCGCAGGATGAAGCCTGCTGCGCCGCTTGAGTTAACTAAAGTAAAAACTAAAAATAAAAATGTAATTCGCAGGCCTAGCGTGAACCCGATTACGAATTATGGGTGAGAAGCAATTAAAAATTATAAATTATAAAATGGAGGTGTGTGATGAACAAATTCAATGATTTTATTGATGTTTATAAAGAGTTGTGGGGTGATCTGAATTTATTTGGCAAAATAACTTTTTATCCTTTAATGGTTTTAGTTTTTCCAGTTGTAGCATTTGTAATTTTAATAAGCAAAGATTAGCTTATGTCCGGCTACCAAACTAAACACATAGTAATTAACGAATACAATGTAAAGCTGTTTATGGATAGGATGGACGGCATATCTTTGCAGCCCTTTGTTAATGCTATGCTTGAAAAATATTTTTTTGGTAAATTGGTAGAGCTAAATGAAGAAAATTTTAATAAAATAAAATCTATATCAGGGCAGATGAAAACCACATTCAGCCAGGCGGTTAACGATGCACTGGAACCGTTTGAATTTGACGTGAAGGAAACTCCTAAGATCCGTATTACTCTGGATCAGAAGAAGAAAACAATTAAGCATAAGATTGCTAAACGTAACCCGATAACGGATTACGAGTGAACTAATTTATAATTTCCGCCAAAGGCGGATCAGCCTATGGCTGAAAAAATTAATCCGGCTTCTCCGGCAATTGCCGGATACGCCGGGAGAACGGAGGAAAAATGAAAACCATAAGACAGATTATAGAAGAGTGTTTAGAATCAAGAATAACGGTTGATGAAGCCGTTTATCAGATAGAGAAATTATCGGCAGGAGAATATTTTTTGATTCCTCCCTCTATAATGAACGACTTGAAAGAAGTTATTATAAGTGCAAAAAACATTAGTCGGGAGGATTCGGCTTTATATGGAAAAGCTAACCGCCTGAGTAACGAATCAATATTTAGATTATAAACCAACGGAGGAAAAATGAATTGCACGATTTTATATTTGGGCGGAATTTGCGTGGGGTTGATGATGGGGTATAATTTACACGCACTTATTGCTTTGTTAATAGCAGAGAAGAAAGCAAAAACCAACGCAAAACCAACGGAGGAAAAATGAGTGATGATAAAAATCTGATTTGCCCCAAATGTGGGTATGCAGTTCCTGAAATTGATTGCGAAAAAACAACTTATTGTAAAAACTGTGATACGGAATGGAAGTATGACGAGAACCAAAATCTTATTGAAGTGGAAGACGATGATGATCTTTATTTTGATAGGTAACTAACCACTCAATACTAACTACTCTCTACTAATCTATGAAGTAAAATGAACTAAAATGAAGTGGATTAGCATCCACAAATAGCCCAAATTTCCAGCAGAAAGATTTATAAAACTTTACTGCTCGGAAAATTGCAAATAGAAAAACAAAAACTTGTTGCCGGAACTTTGTGGAACTGGGAAGAATCAGTCGCCGATTACCCCGCATCAACTCATCAATTAAAATACCTTCTTAAAAAACCCAACATTACTACTATTGAGCTTGCCGCAACTGCTAACGGCGACTCCCACGTTATCACCCAGACGGTAATACAAACTGCAGCATACAGTAATAATTCCGGCTGGTATGTTTGCCAGCCCATTATTGTAAATAGATCCGACGCCGCCGATATAGCAGATCTTGGTGAATCTTTTCTTGTAGAAATATTTCCTGATCTTAATACAAAACCTGATCCGCGTTCCTTCGCAATGAAAATGATCGATGCTATTGAAACATCAATTTATGCGCTTGCACAAAAAACAATGTCATCCGTTAGCATTGAGGGGCACACCTACACTTATAAAGATGAAGACAAGCTTCTCGAACGGCTTAACTACTGGGAACGCAAAGCCGGTAAAAGAAAAAGACAAAGAGTTTTAAATCAATTTGATAACAATTAAAAACAAAAGGAAAACAAAATGAAAAAATTAAAATCTTTCTTAGCAATTTTTATGATTGCATTATCATTCGTCATCCTGAGCGGAGTCGAAGGACAGGCGCAGGGAATAGTTGGCGTAAAATCTTACAACCTCGGGACCATCGCTAATACAGTTTGGGAAACTTACCAGGTTGGAAATTTTGCGGGGCTGTTAAAAGAATTCGGATGCACCAAAATAGATTCTATGGTATTTTCTATGACCGTTCAGAATGAAACGGATGTTGATACACTCAACTGGTATCCTGTAAACTGGACTTCGAGCGGAACTGCAGTCCAGGGATCTGTTATAACTTATATAGTTACATTAGACGTTGCGGCGGCTGCAACCGGAACGCAAATATTATATGTGGCCAATCACGGTATTGTAGCTGCAAGCTTTAGAGGTTATGAAGGATTTAATTTTAGAACACGCGGCGCAGTCTCAGGCAACGATCCAACAGACCCAAATAATTGTAAGGTGACAATTACATTTTTTGGCTCTTAACCTCGCTGTCATTGCGAGTGTAACGAAGCAATCTAATGAATAAATTCTTCCGAAATATTGTATTCAAAATTCCTTTTATAAGGAAGGCGGCAAGCGAGCAGTTTAAAAAATTGCAGAAGTTCGGTTATTCCGGCGGGCAAAATAATCGCTGGGTTGCCGATTGGATAAGTGATACCGCTACCATAAACAGGCAGATTAAATATGATATGCGCAAAGTGCGTGAGCGTGCACGCGATATGTGGAAGAATAATCCTCTTATCAGAGCTTACAGAAAAAGACTTATAAGCGATGTAATAGGTCCCGATGGTTTTAAACTCCAGATGAGGGTAAAGAAAGCAGACGGCACGCCTGATAAAAATATTAATGATTTAATTGAGAACGCCTGGGAAGAATGGAAGAAAAAAGATTTTTGCACAATGAGCGGGTCTCTGACGTTTACCCAGGTGCTCTGGCTTCTTATCGAACAATATAAACGTGATGGTGAATTTATTGCGCGTGATTATTACCCCGATAAATCTGTAAACAAATTCGGCTATTCATTGGATTTGATTGAGCCTGATCTGCTGGATGAAAGTTTTAACGAAGTCCGCGGCAGCAATGCGATAATAATGGGTGTCGAATTGAACGAATGGAATAAACGGGTGCGGTATCATTTCAGGCAATATAATCCGCAGGATGAAGTAAGCGGGATGTATTCTTTTCTTGGAAATTCCGGCAGCGGAAAAAGAATTGCAATCGATGCTGAATACATTAATCATATTTATGATATTGAACACAGCAACCAGGTAAGAGGTATTTCGCATCTTGCACCCGTGATGATGGAAATGCGCCAGCTTCACGGCTATGATGAAGCTGCAGTAATAAATGCAAGAATCGGTGCAATGAAATCTATGATTGTAAAAAGGGAAAGAGATACCGAGATGCAGGGTGACACGGAAGATGCAAGCGGTAACTTAATCAATTATGCTTCAAACGGCGAAACGATTTATCTTAATCCCGGCGAGGATGTTTCCAATTGGGCTCCGAGTTATCCTACAGGAGAATATCCGTTTTTTGTAAAAGCTTTTTACAGGAAAATTGCTGTTGCTCTTGGTATGAGCTACAATGCCTGGCTAAGCGATCTTGAAAGTGTAAACTTTTCTTCGATGCGTTCCGGCTTGCTTACCGAGCGCGACCAGTGGCTTGTTGATCAGAATTTTATCATCGAATCATTTCTCAATATCATCTTTACAAAATGGCTTAAGGCGGCTATAATGAACGGAGTTTTAAAGCTTCCTTACTCACAGCTTGAAAGAATAAACAAACCCGAATTTCTTGGCCGCAGATGGGCGTGGGTTGATCCTTATAAAGATATCCAGGCCGCGAACGATGCAATTAATAACGGGCTATCTACAAGAACCAAAGAACTTAAACGGCAGGGTTATGATTTTGATGATATTATTGACGAGCTGGCAAGAGAAAACCAAAAACTTAAAGAGGCTGGCATTACTTTCTCTGGTTCTGTGAATACTAACAATAAAATGGTTGATGATGAAGATGATGATGAAGTTGAAAATAAAAAAGAAGGAAATCATCTGATATTAAAAGATATGGCTTTGCTCATAAAAAAACACGGCAACGGACATTACAAAAAATTAGTGGAGAATTAGTATGGACGAAAAATTAGCAAAATATATTAAAGAAAATCCGCATTGCTTTACAATAGAGCACAACGCGGTGAATTTCGATTCAGACAAGAGAATTATTCCGATGACATTTTATAAACCTGCGCTTGTTTCCAAATGGTGGGGCAACTTAAAAGTTCTTGCTAAACCAAAGAATGTTGAACTATCACGATGGAAACAAAAACAGGGTGCACCGTTTCTGATGAATCATAATATTGAAGATCAACGCGGTATGGTCCTGAACGGATATTTGACTGATGAAGTGCTTGGCGGAGATGTAAAGTTCAGTAAAAGCGGGCTTGGTGAAGAATTGATGAATGATGTTATTGACGGCATACGTCCTTATTCATCCG